TTCCGTCTAAAACAATTTGGTTGTTGTCACCAAATTCTTCATTTAGTAATGTACTATTTTCGTCTGTAAATAGTCCGTTTACAACATTTGTGTCTGTTCCCTCTAAAAGTGTAAATCCAGAAGGGTCGCCACTTTCTAATGTATCAAGCGCGGCGTTAGTTATAAGTCTACTATTACTATTCTGTAGTTGAGAAGGAAGTCGTGTAGATTTTTCAGTTAATATTCTTTCTAACTGATATGAAGTTGCGCCAAGTGATTCTGTTGATTCATTTACAATGATAGAGCTACCATCTTCAGTTTGAATACCATCACCAATATCAGTACCATCTCTTGCAGCATTTTCTAACTGCATAGGTGGATTATAAAAATCTTCTGGAGACTCTAAAACAATCGCACTACCAGCAGTTTCTCCTGTACCATCATCAAGAACAAGATACTCATCATCAGTAGCAGTTGCGTTAAGTCCAATAAACTGAGCAGCATCTTCTGTTAAAATAAATTCTTCTTCATCAAGAGTATCATCAAAAATCATTCTGGTGTCTAAGTTATCACCACCAACTCTTAACGAATCTTCAAGTGTAATGCCCTCCTCAGTTGAAACTTCTAATTCTAATCTTACAACATTATCAAATGAAGTTTTTAATACATTAGTAGAAGAATCAAAAGATACAATTGTTCCTGTGTGACCTGATGAAGCAAGAGTTTCAAGCGCTGCAAAAGTTCCTGTTATATCTTTAAGAACAAAGTTTGCATTAAACTTTGGAACTGGTTCAGCAACATATGCAAAACCAGCATTAGTCATTTCTACTTCTCCTACTGATCCAATGTTATCAGTTGTTGCAAGTAAACTTGTACTTGTGCCTGAAGTAGATGTAACTGTAACTGTTGGAAGTTTCTTATATCCAGAACCACCATTCGTAAGAAATATTTTTGATATTCCACCAGTATAATCTGTTCCTTCTTCAATTGCAATCTGATCTCTACCAACTGTGCCGTAAGTATCTTCCCCAACAAATGTTGTTTCTAATATAAGACTATGACCAGCATGAAGTGAAACACCATCAGTTCCGTTGAGTAATAGCTTTTGACCAGCTGCTTCTTCCGTTGCAATTTCAAGTTCTATGTCAACTAGATATTCTTGTTCTGTTGTTGCATCTTCAAAGACTAAAAAGTCTCCACCATCTGTAGAGTATTTGTCTGTACCATTAAGAGCTATCGAACCATCAATTACAGAAACAAATCCAGTTGCAGTTGAAATGTTAGAATCCGAAACAGCAAAAGTAAGAACATCTCCAACTTCATATTTTGTTCCAGCATCATCAACAACAACTCCACTAACCTCACCTATATCAATGCTTCCAATTCTAGATGTTGCTTGACCGTTACCAATATTTTCATCAGTATCAATTTCTATTGATTCTGCAGCACCATATAACGCACCAGATTCATCAACCGTGACTGACGATACTATTGAATTAACGGTAAATGACATTAACGTGTCAGTGACATTTGAAACTACTTGTATTGTTTCTCCTCTAACAAATGAAGCGTTTGGGGATAAAGAATCACGATTAAGTTCAAATTCTATTATTGAAACCGCAGATTCAGATATTGACAAAGAGGAAACAACAACCGCTGATGCACCAGAGGTTAGTCCTGTAACTGTTCTACCAATTGCTTGATCACCAACAGAACTTGCTGATGGAGCAACTCGCATAATGAGTTTGTTACCCCAATTACCACCAGAAGCTCTCACCATATATTTGTTTGGATATATTACTTCTGGAGTTTCACCAAGTATCATATTGAAGAATATTTTGTGTCCTTCTGATGTACCCTTTGCTCTATAGAGTTCACGAATATTTTTAACAAGATTTCTCTTTGACACGCCGTCTGCGAGCGTCAAAGGAATTGCGTTCATAAACTCATCTCGGAATTGGTCTAAGAAATCATATATGGTATTATCAATATCTGCGTAGGCCAACAGTTGTTGTATGGTCTGTACAGGGTTTGCACGATACCTTGTGACTACTGCACTTGAAGAAGAAGTTCCACCAGTAACGGTTTCGCCTGTTATAAATTTTTGTTGTGAAGTAATGAAAAGTCTTGGAGTGGTAGAATTACTTAAATCATCTACCAGAATTTTTGCAGTTGCTTTTGAAGTTCCGCCAGTTATAGTTTCACCTACAACAAATTTTCCCTCTGTTCCTGCACCTACTTCTAGAACAATTTTATTACCATTAACATCTAAAACATTAGATGCGGTTTCTAATTCTAAAAGAAGATTATCAATATTTACTGTGACTCTAAGTTCAGCAGCTTCTAAATATTCATAATATTGTTTTAGGAATACGGAAAATATCGGGTGGTCTGATTGAATAAAATCAGGAAGTTGGCCATCAATTAACGTACTTATTTTTGTTGTTAGATTACCAGTAGAGTCAATATCAGAATCAAATGTTGCCATCTTTAATATCCAGATGGGGTGCTATGAGAAGTATTTGTTGTGTAAGTTCCACCAGCACTTCCATCACCCACTGCTACAGTATCAACCTGCCCTGTTACTGTACTGTTTGTAAGGTCTAGTTCTAATATCTGATTACGAACTGGAACAATATCTTTTGAATTTGGAATAACAGTAAGACGAACTTGCGTTGAAGCTACATCATCAACATCTGAAATTGTAGTTATAAAAAGTGATTCTATAAAAATAGCACCTGTTGCATAATTTACCGTTCCAGCAGTTGTATCAACATACACCCTTGAACCAGCTTGAACATAATAAAGTCTTACAATTCCTGCACCATTATCATCTAAAAAATGTTCGTTTGTTGTATCACCACTAATAAAAAATCCTGTTGATGAGAGTATTCCACCAGCTGATGCATTATGTCCAGAGTGAGGATTATAAAGTGCATTGTTGAAGTAGATATAATATGATGTAGCCGCAGTAGTTGTTGGAGTAAAAAACTTACCCAAAGTTACGTTAGTTGTATTACTTAAAATTGAAACTTGTGCATCATCAATAAGTCTAGTAACTTGAGAATGTCTAAACAACTTTTCAAATTCACCAAGATTGTTTGTATTATATGATGTTATTGCAGAAACTACTTCAGATTCTACTCCACTTAAATCTAATGATGTTCTATTAGAATTATATTTAAATGATACGTTTAAAATTAAGAAAGTTGTGTCTGGGTCAACAATAACTGGTGTAATAGATGCAACAGTATATTTTGCAAAATCAGCTACGAGTTGTTTTTTTTCTGATGCAGTTAAATTTAATCCTGTTGTTGTGACAATCGAAATAAATACTTTACCATATTCAGCTGCACTAACTACACCTAGACTAGAATCATACGAACCATTTTCTCCACCAAACACTTGCACCGACTGTGCGTTTGCATAAAGTTTTTTAGCATACACTTTATAATCTTCAGTAGTTACGCATCTTCCTTGAGATGCATAATCTAGTGGAGCATTATATTTTATAGACGTAATAGTTTCTGGTTCTGAACCACCATTTGCAACATCTACAACTTCAACCGATACATCAGAAACACTTGCAATTCCAGCATTTGATTTGAAAATAGATGCACCGTTTGCGGCTGTGGTATTGCTGACAACGTAAGTAAGTATTACAATATTACCATCAGACAATGCAGTACCAATAACTCCATCACCAAAATACACTTCAAACTTTCCGTTCTCTACTTCCTGTAAAAAATAAACATCACTTTCAGCAGTAACTTGTGTTATGTCTGTTGCTTGTGTGAAAGTAGTGGTTGTGCTATCAGAGCTTGAATTCTGCACTACAACTTTTAATGTAGAAGTATCTGCTCGTCTATTAGGAACAAGAAATCTTTGGTCTGCATCTGATGAATCCACACTGTATCTGGTTGTTACAAAAGTTCCCTCATAGATTTTAGTTAAAACAAAAGGAATTGAAGAACCAGTATTGGATGCTGTTACTGCATCAGATGTAACAAACTGATAGTCTGTTCCATTTACAGTAGAGTTAAATATCGTTCCAGCTGGCATAGTTGCACTAGTCACAGAAGTTGTGTTTAACGAAACATTAACTGTTGCAACCGCAGCCCTAGCAGAGTTAGGAATATACCCTAAAGTTTTTGCATGTGAAACTACACTTGATCTAAGAGATGCGCTGTCTAGAAACATTTCGTTTGCTAACATGTTTGCATTGAAACCCAGATAGTGAGTGTTGTATGCAAGAACATCTAGTAGTGCGTTCATTCCAGAACCTTCGAAATCATAATCCGTAAATTCTGTTTGTCCAGATAAAAAAACTTTAAGGTTATCTTTAACCTCATCAAAGTCAAACTCTGTTACATTTAATCTTTTTGTGTTTATTGCCATTATCGCAATCTCTCTAATAGTACGGTTAGGTCTACTAACTCAGTTGGAGCATTTAAAACATAAAATTCTATAGTCAACTCATATGCATTGCGATCTATGTCTGGTGTTGCTCTAACACCAACCAATTGCGCTCTTGGTTCATATTGGGTTATAACATCTTCTACTTTTCTAGTCAAAAGGTGTGCAGTTAAGGGAGTCATCAATTCAAACAATAATTCTCTTACACCACAGCCAATTTCTGGATGAAAAGGTTTTTCGTAATGATTAGTTAATACTAGATTTCGGATAGAACGCTTTACAGCTGTAATGTCTGTTACTGTTTCAATGTCAGCCTTTGCACCACTTAATGTTACTGTA